ATAAAACAGAATATGCACTTCTAACGAAAAAAGGGAGCCGAAGCTCCCTTTCTTTACTTTGCTAGATTCTTAAAGAATTCCAACGACTCGTCATCATCTTCATCGGAAGATTCAAACTTTGGAGCAGTCTTTGCCTTGGCAACTGGAGCAGCTTCCTCTTCCTGCCATGGAGCCTCTTCCTCTGCACGAGCACGCTTGGCTGGAGCAGAATCCTCTGCAAGAACCTTTGCTAGACGAGCAGATAGCTCTTCATAGGTCTTGAAGTTAGATGGAGCAAGGAATTCCTGTAGGGAATGCTCTGACTTCCAAACCTTCTCGAGTTCTTTGTCGTCATCAAGTAGTGGCGCTGCCTTTTCAAACTCAGACTTATCGTAATTACGATATCCTTCAAGATTACGAATCTTTAGCTTGAAGTTGGCGCCAGCCCAAAGATCGAATGGGTTTACTGCTTCTTCATCAGCAAACTGTGGTTCCATTGCTTCCTTTAGACGATCAAAGATCTTCTTACCATACTTGAATAGGAAAACCTTACCTTCGTTTGCAGGATTACCTGAATCGCTAACAACATAAATGTTTGAGATAAAATGCAAACGGCGCTTCTGCTTACGAACAATTTCCTTGTTAGCTTCGATACCAGAATTCCACAGCTTTGAGTTATACTCTGAAACTGGGTCGTTCTTACCGAGAGTTGTTAGTGAGTTCTCGATATACCAGCCACCTGGACCCTGGAAACCATGGTCAAACATACGAACGAACGGAACATCTTCGTTCTCTGGCGGAGGAAGGAAACGAATAACAGCATAACCATTACCAGCCTTATCGACTGTTGGCGACCAGAAACGATCGTCTGAAGACTTACCTTCTCCGCCAGATAGCTTATTGAGTTCGGCTGTTAGTGATTCGAGGGATTTCTTGCCTGAAGCGGCTTTGAGGGACTTAAAATCTACCATGTATATTTCTCCGTATTACGATGTATAACAATTGTATGGGCTACGTATAACGCCCAATATATTTAGTTTACTGCAATAGCTTATTTTTGTCAAGTTCTATTTTAGGTTTGTCAAATCGTAAGTTACTACAGTCTTTCTTTTCATAGAATTATTGATTGGACTTCTATGAAAGAAATTCGATGGGAAGGTAAGTATATCACCTTCTTCCAATTTCGGGATAATGATTTCGTCGCTGAATGGCATTTTAATTTCGATGGGAGGACCATCTTCTGGGAATTCCAAATAATATACATTAGACCATCCACAAAGAGGATGTGTATGCCAAGGATGCTCGCTATTATGTTCGTATTGTTGAAACCAATACGTTTCTATTTGACACTCTTTATGCCCTAGTTCTCTGACGACATCCTCGATATATGGGCCAATATAAGGCAAAAGAAACCGAAAATATTCTTTCTGGATTCCTTTACCTACATACCAATCTGTTCTGGTAATATCGCCACTAGATTCACCAACACTACTCTTAATAAGATCAAGAACTTTATCTTTAACTAATTTGTGTTCTTTAAATTTATTGATTTTATAAAACATTATACATTCCAAAGAAACAGGGACCGAAGTCCCTGTATATTAAACTGAAATTTCTTTGTCTGTATCTACGTGAACTACTTTATCTTTAATGATTCTGTAATTATTGTGATCCATCCAAAGAACCCAAATCAATTCAGCCGCTAGTTTGGGTTTGTTAGCTTTAACAATCAATTCCATTGAGTCGATTAGATCTTCTTTAGTCATCTTTTTCTCCTATAAGATGTGTTTTAAGTATCCCACAAGAAAAACATCATAAAACATTATTTATTCGTCGTAAAATTCTAAGATGATTTTTCGGAACTTGTCTTTATCATATTTTATGAAAGGAGTATACTTTTTAACCTTCAGAGAAATTTCGTCCCAGATAAGATCGTATTCCATTTTCTTATCGAAATATGGAAGGGCTTCTGTTAACTCCAACAATATACAAAATGTTTCTAAACACAATGCATTTCTAAGATACAGCTTCAATAGAATTGGATGTTCGTTTGGCTTACATACAAAATTGTAATTGAAAGGCTTGCAGAGATGTTTGTTAGTCTCTTGTTTGAAAACATACGATAGAGACTGATTACGCTTCTTCCATTGAAGATACGTTTCTTGGGCTACTTCGGAATAAGCGAGATCACGTATCCATAATTTTGGATTAACACTAAAATTAGCAACAAGAAACTCGCATACATTTTCATTCTTAGCAAGTTTTTCAAAAAACACCTTATCTTTACGTTTGGCAAATGAAGCTGGTTTTAATCCGGTTTTGCCGTTGTATTTAATGTAGTCGTAGTCGCTTTTGGTAAAGTGGTTTTTGAGGGCGACATAATTTTGATACGCTTCGAAGGCTGACATTTTAACTCTGGCTCACCATCTCTTAAATAATTTAAGAACTTGAAATAAAGTCCTTTTTCACGTCCATAAGCCTCGATCTCCCAAGGCTGTTCCCAATAATCCATTTGTTCGTGAAGATATCTCTCGCCTTGCCACTTGACCATTCTGGTTGGTCGCCAAATGTCTTTCATTTCACCTTTGGCGTATTGCTTGAGGTGGACCATTTCATGGGCTAGGGCGAGCAAAGTCTCTTTTTTATTAAGAGCTCTGTCAATACCTATTACGAATTCTCTGGTATGATGATGGTCATCAGTCCAGTCGCAATAGGCGTAATCGCCCTCGGCTGAATCCATTTTTTCGAACTGAAGTGTCAACTTTATATTATTAAAAAGTTTACCCCCTCCAATAAGATATTTTCCGTAGAAATTCGCCGCTTTTTTCACCATAGGCAGAGATATATGCGAGGGTTTACCAATTGTTTTAATGTGCATATTAGCCTCCAACAATGGTTTAACCCTGTATTTATATCGGAAGGCGTGCTCCACGCTTAAGAATATTCAAATTCTCGGCTTCTGCCTGGATTTTAGCTCTCATAGCTGGATCCTTTTTAATCCAGTATGCAGCCGTCTCGATCTCCAGATTGTTCTTTTCGCACCAGAAAACCACGGCGTCGATATATTCGATGTTCTTTTCTCGACAGAGCTTTTCTACTTCCTCTACGAAGCCTGAATTTTTAAGCATTGTTTTTCGTGTTCCTTCAGTTCGGCGATCCGACGAGTAAGGTACTCTTCTACATGGTTATCATTAAATCTTCGAGCCTTATGTCTATTCAGTTCCTGCTGCAGAGACCAGAGTATAGTGCTGGCATGTGAATACGAATAATTCTCTTTGATTGTGTCCATAGAGTTAGTCCTTAATTGTGATCGTCGTATATTCACCTTTGGTCATTTTATAGAGAGTAGCAGAATTAGTGGGAGATAGACGAACGCAGCCGTGAGAAGCAGGACGCCCAAGAGCACCAACATGAGGAGTAGCATGGATAGCATATCCTCCAGAAAAGAAAATAGAATTTGGCATAGGAGCGTTATCGTATTTCTTACTGTAGTGCATAAGCTGGTAAGAATATGGATGAAACGATCCCGTAGGAGTATAATACCCTTTACGGGCAGTAGAGACAGGCCATTGGTCAATTAACTCTCCATCTTGAAGAACTGTCATAGTCTGATGACGTTTCGAAACAATAATATCGTAATCTGCTTTTACTGGAGTAGAGAAGAACATAGATACAAGAACCAATAAAACTCCAACAACCATAAGTATAACTCCTGCTATGTTAGCAACTCTATCGTTTATCATGAAAGATACCCAAGAATAGCGCCAATAGGGCCAACGAAAACACCAATACAGCGAAGAATGAACTTAGCTGTAATTGGATTATCCATTGTGTTCCAGATTGAGATAATGTTCATCACCCAACCTACGGCAAAAACGAGCCAGATTGCGATTAGCGTAAGATAATAGCCAATACCATAATCTTCATGACCATAATGACGTGCCATAATATACTCCAGTTAGAATGGCGGTCCCGGAAGGATTCGAACCCTCGACCTTGGGAGTAGAAATCCCCTGCTCTATCCAGCTGAGCTACGGAACCATTATTAGTATTATAACCTAGCAGAATTGAAAAGGCAAGTTGTTTCTGTTTCTAGGGACAACTTGCGAACCCCAATGGATCATGCAGCTAGTGCATAAGCTCCAAATGATGCATCATTATCGTTTGCATCTACGTTTCGCCTTTGGTCTCCTTACGACCTTACTGAATCCTGTCGAACCTGAATCGCCCCCATCAAAGATACACCGATTATCATATCCCATCGGCTAGCACGATATAAGACCACACAAACGACCTCGGTGGCTGATGTATCTATGGTGGAGGCGGTGGGAACTGCCCCCACGTCCAAGAAACCTATGTTTCGTCTCTCAACGACCTCGGCAAACTTTATTTATAAATGTTATCTCTAAGGTATTCGTAGTGATTGGGAAGAGTTTTAATGTATTGTTTCAACGCTGCTTGATGATTAAGCCAACTATATTTGATATCATGTAACTCATTAGCTAATTTTGGGTTTCGTTTCATATCGATATTATGATCCATCTTAGTAACAAAACTGTAATTACCTGCCGCCAGAACTCTATGATAACTAAAGTTGCCTTCTTTCATTTTCAATTTTTCTGGATCAGTTGATTGGTTTTGATCATAAAGATCTCTAAACAATTTACTAAAATAATCCCCTTCATGGTTATGATTCATAGCATTGGTTCTATGCTTCCAATAAGGAGAATCTTCTCTTTGAGAGAGAAAATATTGCGCTGTTACCCAATCTTTGGCTTCTGAGGCTTCTTTAATTACGTAATGGTTATAATATTCTCTATCAAAGTTTTTTACATGACAATCCGTATTAAGGAGGATACGAGCAATATTCTCAATCATAGATTGAGTCAAAAATAACCCTGTAGATCTCAGAGGTCCAATGAACGCACAAGAAAGCCCAACTGCAATAACATTTTTATACCAAGGAGCCTTTCTAACTCCTGGAGTGAATTTCATAGAACGAAATTCTAAACCGTCCGCCCTTGAACCATATCTTTTTCTTATACTTTCACGTAGTTCCTCTTTAGCCGATTCTTCGTTGGTATGATTACTGCTATAAACATAGCCAGAACCAATTCTATCCCAAATTGGAATATTCCACTCCCATCCACTATCTAACGCTACACAATCTGTGAAACTAACCATTTCTTCTTTTTTACATTCGTAAGGAATATTGGTCGCAATCGCTCTATCGTTTACAAGAACTTCTGAAAAATCTATTAATCCTATTTTCAACCCTTGTTCTAATAGAATAGATCTAAACCCAGAACAGTCAATATAAAGATCTGCAGTTAGTGGTCCATTCTCATTAGTCTCTAAACATGTGATACCATTGTCATCAGTCCGAATAGCATAAATGTCATCGATGATATGTTTAACACCGTTCGGAATAGCGACAAGGTCTTTTAACATCAATCCAAATTTATAAGCGTCGAAATGATACGCTTTTTCTATATTAGGATTCCATTTCATTGGTCCTGGTTTGTCAGTATATTTGTTTTGAAGAACCATATGATAGTTGTCATCAAAAAATTCAGGAAAATCAAAAGGCTGGAATAAATCTGGATATTGATGACAAAGGTTATAGAATAATTTAATATCTCTCATAGGGACTGGAGGCGTAATCCCCTTAGTCAAATCATAAAAACTTTTACCCTTCTGATAAAAGTCTGTTAGCCTAATGGTTGTTTTATAAACAGCGTCACACTTTGGCATCCAAATTTGTTCTGGGATACCAAATGGTTTCATAAACCTATTGATGTTTACTAAACTTGATTCTCCAACGCCAATAATTGGAACGTTTGTGGACTCTATCAGAGTAATGTTAACATTAGGTACATTTTTAGACAAAAGGGCAGCAGTCATCCAACCAGATGATCCGCCGCCCACAATCATAATACTTTTAACTTTCATTGAGTTTGTATCTCGTTTTCAAATTCCTCTATTAAAGGAACAGGTGGTTCTTTAGTGGCACGGTCTATTAGAACTGTCCCGTACAATGCACTTACCGATGGTCGCCAACTCATTACAACCAGTGACGCCCAAACTAAGAAACACCAATGCAATTGATAGATATACTTTCTTCATCCTAAGATCCTTTTTATATCATCTAGAGTCCCGATATAATGACCATTTCGAAAGGCTACTGGACGAGCTTCGTCGATACCAGCATGCCTGATGAATGCGGCCATGGTAGAATACATAGCAAAGTATTTCGGTTCAATACCTGTTTTCTGTATAATATACTGAGATAATTGATCGGTTTCTTCGTTATAAACTTGACCGATAACTGACCATCTATCTGACACGTTACTCTCCTACACCACCTTCTATATTAGGTTCATGATTTTCCAACTGAACACCGTTTATTGAAAACCACTCATCAGAACCTTGACGCTGATACTGGATATCCTGCATAGGAACCATTACCATTTCCTTGGTCTGTGGGTGAACCATCATCTTCTGAAATACAACCATTCGCAAATCAACGATTGGATTCTTTTTATTTAATCCTCCCACTGGAAGTCCACTAGCGGCGACAGCGCCATCTGGTCCTAGAATACTCATGTCTTTTGTCCTTTATACTTTTCAAGTAGATTCGAGAGAAACTCAATAGCTGAGTCATTAAATGTTACATCGTTTAGAATACCGGTAACGCAATATTGCTTTGCCTTCAGCGCATTGCCATCCGAAGCCTTATCATATTCAACGATATACAGATGACGATCCTTAGACATCATTGCTTCGTTAATCTTACCATTCTTTTCGCCATTATAAAGAGTAACCAACGCCTTCTCGTCGATCATCTTCATCATCTCTGCATTAGGATAGCATTTTAAATCTTCCGCCTTGGCCATATTATGGACAACCATAAACCCTAGCGCAAAGAAAAAAATAGCAATCAAACTTTCTTTAGTTCTGCTCATTGTCAACTCCAGATATAGATTTCATCAGGTTAATATCATAGTCTATTAGTCTAGACAAAGACTGGATTGCATTTTCTTTACTAACACCACCAGCAACCTTATCTCTAGACCACATAACATACTTAATTAGCATGTTAACGTCAATCGCATTTTGATCCTTCAATTCATTCATGCTACTTATCTAGCCTCATAACTGCTGATGGGTGCAAACAAACTGCACTACTAAGAGTCAGTGCTGACATACCACCAGCATCATTACACTTTTTTACGAAATTATCATTATAGCTAACAAAGATGCCAACCATAAAAATAAACGTTCCCCATACTAATAGTTTTGTCATGTCACCACCCTTAACAAAATCGTGTTTTCGTTGATACGATACGCAAGAGGCTTCTCCGTCTTGATCTCATCAAAGACTTTTCGTAGGACAAGTTTGCCACCCTCGAGTATGCGCTTGAGAAACTCATTTGGATCTTTCCGTCCCACAGACCTGGTAATAGAATTAGATTCGCAATAGTTCGTAATGCTAGTGCCCTTGACCTGGAGCCCACCACGATCAATCGCTGTAAGCCTCGTAATCGTCTTATACTTTGTATTGAAAGTCCAGAGCTCCATTGCGCCGATGACTTTCTCCGGAGATACTGATGCAATCTTGTAAGTTGCATCTTCCTTCTGGTACTTGAGATTTTTGATTTTCTTTTCGACCGACACTGCTCTTGGCTTGCGAGTCTTTTTAATTTTCTTTGTGTTCGAAGAATATCTCTCCGCATCCTCGATAAGCGTGTTGTAGAACGATACAAGATTCTTGATTTCAGCTTTTTTGAGGTGGCGATATCCCTCTTTGAGTTGTTCATCTTTACCCTCATATGCCTCAAGCAATTCATCTAATACTGGGGTAAATTTAGAGATGATAGAAGTAGCGTAGGCGGCAGGAATGTTATTCGACTGCAGCCATTCATACAAAGAAAACTCTACATTGTCGTAGATGTAATCGTCTATCATACCCTCAATTTCGCCAAGAATGTCATGTGTACGCTCACGCATACGGTCTTGAATGGAAACTACTGGCTTACTATCTTCTTCCTTAGTCTCCTGAACATATTTATATGTTTCTTTGATACGATCGTTTATATAATCTTGTGTATCAGTAGGTAACGTAAACCCTCGAGATAAGAGACGACAAACCCAAGCAACAGTAGTAGGTATAAGATTATCTGGAACAGATTTGATTTTCTTGGCGTCATTAACACGTCCTAGATTTTTAAGATAGGTAACAATATACTCTTTGGCTTCTGAATTGGTGCACATGTAGTTATACCAATTCAAAGCATTGATGTAATCAGTTTTTGACAGAGGCTTTGTAAAATTAGGCTCGTCGCCCAGATGCTTCTTATTAACAATGTAAGCCTCCGACTTCGTAACACGAATAGTTTTTGGTTTACGTTTAACAAGAGCAGGGCGACGAGCCATATTATCCTCCAAGGTTACATATATTGTACCCTAGTTTTTATAAAAAGTCAAGCTGCTTCTGCCATTTCGACAGCGAGCTCAAGAGCCTTAGTCTTCAGATTCTTGTTGTATCCATACCAAGCAGACTGGATACGAGAATCAGCCGAACGACCAATCACGTGATCAGTCATGAAAGTAACAGCGTTGAACGGTTGCCACCAAGTTCCCTCGGCGTATTCATGTCCAGGCTGAGTATTGATAATGCTCAGAGCAATATCAGCATTCTTCGAACGCTTACCTTCTTCTGGATTCTTCGTATTAAGAGGAAACACACGTTCAAAGTATTCAACGATAGATTCAGTCTTAGCCTTCTTAGAACCAAGGAACTGAGCCATCTCCTTATACTTCTGCAACTTGTCGGTAGCAATGCCAAGCATATCCTTCACATTAGCAGGATTAAACTGCTTACGGTGGGAAATCTTGACCATACGCTCTACAGTCGACGAGAGAGAAAGTGTAAGAGTATTATTGCACACAACACGAATGGGAGTGAAGCGCACGTCAGTAGAAAAACCATACTTATGAAAATTAGAAAAGAGTAGATAAGAGTCAATCTGATCTCCCTTAAAGAGCTCAAACGACTCCTTAACCTTAGCCAAACCCCAAACGATCTGACCATCCTTCAGAGAGCCAGCAGTATGCATCTCCATATCACCAGCCATAACGAATTCATTGAAGAAGTCAAACGCCTCGGCATTCTGGACAGGATTCCAGTCGTCAGAAACAACGTCAAGCAATTTCTTGTCCTTACTACGAACAAGAGCAGACTGTTTCGTCTCAATCACACTGTCCGGATCGTTATCATCAAGAATAGCAAACGTAGGATACTTGCGGACTTCCCAATTCAGACCAGCAGCCTCGAGCATCTGTTCGGGCGTAAGATCCGCAGGAACCTTAACACCAAGACCGTGCCACGGAACGTCGCCAGCATAAGCCATCTGAGCAACGCCATCAATCTCTTCAATCATATGAGCCATTTTAGATCTCCTTCACATCAACCATAAACATAGTATAGCTCTATCTTTTAAAAAAGTCAAACTCTTTTTTTAGACCGCAGAGGAGATAATAAGAGCTTTGTCAAGAGTATCTTTATATTGGAATCTAAACCCTTCTAGCCACTCTTTTTGTCTATAAAGCTCGTTTTGAACTAGTTTCTCATCCTCCTGATCGACAGAAAGATAATCGTAAGGGCAATCGTCAACAGATCCGCCGTTAGTGTAATGTAGTTTACCTTCTTCGAAGAACTGATTAGTATATTGCCAGTCGTTCATCTTTTACTCCTCTACGGGCTGCTCTTCTTTTTTAGCGGATTTACGATCTACATCTTTAAAATTTTCTGGATGCTTTAAGACACCAGCCAGAAATTCAACAGCTTCTTTAATTTCTTCGCTGTTATAATTAGCAGCGATTCTTTCTTCTCTTAGATATGCACTCAAAAGACAATAAGCCTCGTTGACTGCATAATAACTAATCTTGTCATCAATAAACATGAACCCTCCTGTTACTTCTTAAAAGAGAAATAAGAATCTATTACTTTGCATAACTGGGGTTCAAGTGCATCATAATGCTCTTTGTCCATAATACCGCAAAGAATATCTTGATAATCGTCTATATCTAAGAACTGTTTACATAGTTCTAAGAAATCTTGTCTCGTTTTTGGTTCCTCAACAGGCACACCATGAATGTTGGGGCCAGAATAAAATTTAAGATCTTCTGCAATATGTCTAGCAATAACAAGTTTTGCTTTATCGACATACTCTTTCATTGCCTGTAGTTCTAGTTCTTTTTTAGATTTAGGAAAAGGAATAACCTCTGCAGTCATCGCCCGAACTCCTTAGTGTCTTTGGCGACACATCTCACTTTAATATAATAATTATCGCCTATTTTTGGCGAAAAGGCAAGTTTTGCGGCTCGCTCATAAGATTCCTGGATGCATGACATCGGCGTGTTTTTGATCTCTCCCATAACAATCGTCGTGTCTCTTCCGCCTTCTTTACATTCCACAGGAGAGAGTAGAGAGTTACAAATAAGAATAACTGGAACATATTCGATCATCCTTGACACTTAACGCCGAATTTAGCTTCGACACCCATTACTTTACCATGAAGGGTGCCAATATGACAAGCCTTCGGTTCAATCTCTACATGTTGTTCTTGGCAAACACCACTAACGCACATGAATACAATCGCTGCAACTAACTTCATAATAAATCTCCTAATACACGGAACTTGTAAGCAATACTTATCCTCATAGATTTACAATGAACCGTGGGTTCGAGTGGACAATGCGGCATTTTAGAATCAAACAATACTGCCGAATTGCTTTTTGGAAAGATGTTTTCTATAATCTTTCCGCCATATTCCATAAGAATTAAATGCCCACCGTATTCTGGCTTCCAGTTCTTATGGTAATAATACACCAAAGTATAATACTCGCCCTCTGCATTTTCTAACACATCAACATGAGGATGACCACATTGACCATGAGTGTTACCATTAGCGTATATCTTAATAGTTTCTATTTGTTTGTTTAAAAACTTTTGTATTTTTGATTTGAATAGATTTTCTATTATTTCTGAAGGCAGGGTTTTATCCCAATGGTAAGTAGGCTCTGGGATCTCAGGCACTGATGAGCCCACCAATTCCCAATTATATTTTTTGAATTCTTCGTCGAGAAGAACCATTTCTTCTTGTGAAAAGAATTCCTCATCGACGAAGATGTTTCGCATTAGACTTGAAACTTAAACGTTCCTGTAATACTTGTTCTATATGTATCATTCGCAAAACAAGGTCTAACGCCATGTTGCATTTCACAAGGAAATAAGATAAAATTATTTTCCCAATCTTCATTAACAGGAATAATATATTCCTTCGGACGCCCCAAAACATCTGTATAATATAACGAGAAATTAGAAGTCATTTCTTCTGTTGGTTTGACAAAAGAAGGAGGAGCCTTAATACCTAAATTCATCCAAATAATGAACGAAAAGATACCATCATGTTTATGTGGGAGATTACATTCATGTCTATCGAGAAAATTAGCCATCAAAGTGTCCAAAACCAATGGCGCTCCATTCGTTAGGTAATTGATTTCTTTCTCGTAGCCAAACGTGTTAAGATAAGCGGAAACGTATGGCAGCAATAACTTTTCTGCATGATGCTTTGTTCTTTCGAGATAGTAATCTTTTTGGATTACTCTTCTTCCAGTAGATCTTAGTTCTTCTTTTACATCCGGTAATTCTAAAATTTCATTCTTAATCGGAGCTAGATCTCCATCAGAAAACTCTGACTGAATGAATCCGTAATTAGGAAACGTATTAACAACATATTCTTGCATAATTATTTTACCTCATTTTTAATTTGCACAAAATACTTTTTCAGTTCAGGAGAAGCATTAGATAATGTAGATCCACAAACTCCTATACGAATCAATTCTGACAATTCAATTATGTCTTTAACTGTGATAGTATCATCTGGTTTAAACTCAAACAAATTAGATTGGTTGTATTTTGTTGGTTTCTTCACAATATATCCTTTTAGTGGTGCTGCCGGAGAGATTCGAACTCCCGACCTGATGATTACTAATCAACTGCTCTACCAACTGAGCTACGGCAGCATTAACACGTCGTCGCTTTTGACCGTCATATCAATTTTATTAAAAAACGCAGTAAAAGTCAATCTTGAATTTTCATTTTCTCCGAAACCACACATAGCACTATGATTAAATTTAGATTTATACAAGACTAATCTATTATAGATGTTTTCAATATACTCTACTTTATTATCGTCTTTAAATATCATCGTTCCGCTATTCAAAGGAGGATTTTTATTAAGATATACCACTCCCGCATATATACATCTAGCGTCTGTGTGTATCCAAGAATTCTCAAAAATACAATCTTTATCTAATCTATGGAAGTAAAAAGTCCCTTCCCAATTGTAATTATATGAGAATTTATCATATGCTCCTAAGAAACAACCATTAAAAATGTCATGTACCAGAAGATCAGTTTTTTCTTTATTTTCTAAAGAAGTTTTGTGTAAAGGGTATGTTCTTTTACCTTTCCAATATGTTCTTCTTTCATCATTAAATTTATGAGTATCATTCTGAAAAAATTTTAAAGTGTTCGCCCACTTAACAATCTCATCAGGATAAAGAAAGACATTATCAATCACATATATGTCTTTTAGCATCTATCAACCTTAATACATTTTCAATGTC